TGTGTTTTGCTTATCGTTTTGAGTACCTATCGCATCCATTTGGTTATTAGCCAACAGAATCAAATCTTCAATTGAAATAGTTGCTCCATTCTTTTCTTCACCCCAACCAGCTTTTGACATTGACCTAAGTTTTGCAGGTGAAAAATTATATTTAAAAGCAATTGTACCTCCTAAAATATCAGTTTGGTCGCAAAAAGCTACATTATTTAAAGCAAGTACTTCTGGTCTATCAACCCCTCTTTGAACCAAAACACCACCATAATCAAGGTCGCTTTCAGTTATCTCGTCAAACATTGTGTCTAAATCAACCTCTTTTACATAAACTTCGTCGTGGTATTTCTTAACAAAGAAAGACAAAACTTTCCCCATTTGGTTTTCAATGTAAAACGTGACATCTTTTACTTCCAAATCTTCTGTCCAGTATGAAAGTTCTAGCATTGGCTCTATGACATTTTTAAATGCTCGTAGCCAATTATTTTCACCTGTAAAGAAAATACCGTTTTTTAGATGAAAAATAAGCTGAACGTGCTTTCTAAAATTCCACCACCAGTTTTCGCCAACTTGAATTTCCTCAGTCTCAAACTTTGCTTCCTCACTCTTAACATAGGAAAAAATATCAGGGTTTTCCATAATTATATACCTTCAAACAAGGTGCTTGTATTTTTAATAGCGACCTCCTTCATTAAACCGTGTGAGTTCAGAAGTCTAGTCAATTGCAACGGTGCAAGCAATCTATCTTTCTTTACTCCGTTATGCTCTACAAGCATAATCCCCCTTACTCCTTTAATATTTCGTATATTAAACTTATTCAAAGCATCTGAGACACTTTCACCATTTTCAGTATAAGTCTTACCTAAAATCTTTAGAGACACTTGATAGTCATTTTGTGTTGTTTTTAAAGGTTTTTTTATAGTTTTTTTCATCAATTAAAAAGTTATTCCTAAATCACTAGCTTTAACAAAAGTAGCTTCTCCCCTTGATTGCCCTCTCTCTTGCAAGATTTTATAATCGGTCATAGTTTGTTTTTTGGGTCTTGATGCTAGCTTGGCGTCTACTTCCTTCGCAATTCTTAATCTCTCAGTATTACAAATTGAGCATAGATAATCATCTACTTCGTCGTCTTCATATTTTATCTTACATTTTATACAAGTGTGTGAAATCATATAGATAAATTATACCATAAAAATTTATGTCAAGCATTTTTAAGCCAAGGATACACTTCTTCCCAACCCTCAATCTGTCGGTAATCTTCGGTAATCTCCTCTCCAGCTTTAATATTTCTCAAAGCCTCATCAGTTTTACCATCATAATTTGGATTTTCAGAATGGTTTAAATAAGCACTCATCTTCGTCACGGGATACATAAAGTGAGAACCTTTGACTATTAAAGGGAAGTGCCCAAGTAGAATATCCTTTATTTCAGGCTCTAATTTATTAAACTCCTTATAAGGTAAGTCAAGTTGGTGGGGTATAATATCAGTGTAAAGTTTTTCCCCTTTCTTTAAATCTCTCATAGCGAATACACCTACTCCGTGAATACCAGAAGGAGATAACTTAATCTTTACTACTTCATTAAGCAGGTTAATCTGCTCTTTTAGTTTNNTTTTCTTGATGAATAATTAACATAATTTTCTTCCACATTTGATATTGTTCAATGCCTTTGAACCCCAAGTCTTTGATATAAGTCCGCTTCTTCTCAAATTTCTCTTGGCAACGTTTACATTTAATAAAACCCTTCACAGTTGCGTGTTTGTGGTCAGAGTACATTATCTTATCAATCTCTTTTTCAATAGGTAAAAATCTTACTGGGTCTTTTAAGTCTTCGGGAAAATCTTTAAACAGTGGGTGGTGCGGTAAATCTTTAATTTTAGATAAATCTAGTTTATTCACAATCCTATATTATTTTTAACTTTCTTTTGTTTTTTCAAGACGTGCGGACAACTATCCCACCCTTCCCGACAACATTGGGGGATTATCATATTCTCAACTCCAATTTCTCTAAAATCAGAGTTTAGTATCTTGGTGGTTTCTTCTTTTTGTTCTTCATTCATACAATTATACACCTACGTTAGTCTTTTGTCGTGATTGACTTATCATTTGAGGTATCATTTCACGTCTTCTTATCACTGGTATCAGAGAATTAATTGCATAACGTGTTGCATCTAGTAAATGGTCATTACCCCCTTCAGGTATTCCTGGTAATATTTTACCATTTTTATCAACTGCCCACAAATAGTTCCGATATTCTTTTAATAAATCAGCACTTTGTTTAGTCACCGATATACGTTGGTCTTGCACAGCCTTTATACCGTGTCTAATACTATCTGCACCTTTATTTGTTGGTACAATATTAATTCCATACATCTTTATCTCGTCAATACTTTTAGGCTCTGCGGAGTCAGCTATAACCAAAGCTCTTGGTAGGTTTTTTAGTGTGTTCGCAATCTCCCGATTACTCATTTCTAATTGATAAGCTACCTGGTCAAGTATATAACCTCCATTGTAGTAATATACGGCTACAATCGCACAAGGGTCAGGATGATAACCAAAATCAACACCATAACGCTCAAGACGTGCCTCATTTGGTATTGAGTCAATCTCATTCCAACCTGTGTATATCCTACCCTCTACTTCTCCAAGTAATCCAAGACCATACACCTTAAACCAACCTTCCCTATTTCTACGTGCTTCAATTGATTTTACAATCTCAGGAGGGCAAGCTTCGTTATCTTTATACGTAAGGATTATAAGTTCAACATCATCTCTTTGACCTAAAACTTCAGTAAACAACCAAAACTCATTTGTTGGGTTAAAATCTAGGAAAACAAATTCCTTAGTTCTAACTTCAAATTCATCAAACGCCTCAAGAGTTAGGGTATTGCACTCATTCATAAATCCTCTATCTCTCCTTCCTCCTCTAAGTTTCTCACTTTGTTCAGCACCAAAAAACTCAATTTGTGAACCTGTCTCAAACGTATATATCTTGTCTGTATCGTGCCACAGTTCTTCTTTCCAATAATTGTGAGACTTCATAATATTCTTAAAATCTCTTATAGCCCCCTTTTTTAAGTGTGGTAAAGACTCCGAGACAATAGAAGTTAAGGTGGGCGATTCATCTGTCTGGCATAAAGCAATTAAAAGCTGAAGTATTGAGATTGTCTTAGAAGCTGAAGTACCACCTTGGACAACTCTAATCTTCTTATTCAGCTTTGCTATCTTCTTTAGTGCTGTTGTTTCTGCGTAAAGCATCTAGGTTTATTAGTGGCTGGGGAAGTTCTTTGCCTTTAGTAGTATGGTCTACTTCTGTCTTATCACTCCAGTCAAAATTCTTTAGGGCAAAAATAGTACCGCTTCTCCCGTGTTTTTTTAAATCAATCTCATAACCATTCTCAATTTTTAACTTAGCTCTTTTTATCGTGTCTAAAAACTTATCCTTCTCTTCATAGTTTATTAGAGTCTGTCTTGTAGTATCTAACGCCAAAGCTAAACCTGTAATAGTCCATTCATCTTTTGGTGTAGTTTCAAAATATGCTTCAATAGCATTTTCAAGCTCTTTTGGTGTTTTAAATTTTAAAGGTCTTGCCATTTAATTGAATATTATAAACTTACAAGGACTTTAAGTCGTGTGTTTCCCATAATAATTCTGCTGCCCTTGTTGTAAGGTTTTTTAATTGTTCTTCTGATTGTAAATTACCGTCCAAGAAAACAGAAATATCATAACCTTTTTCACCCCTCATTACTGACAAAGTAATGACAAGACTGTTTGGATTATCTATTGGTGTTCTACTTCCCATACTATAATTATATCACAATTTATACTTTGAGACTATCTTTTACTTAATATTCCATCGGCACTTTTAGGTCGTTTAAGATTTTCTGATATTCTGGTATTAGTTTTAGATAGTGGTCTAGTGCTTTTACTTGTACTTGTCTGTCTTTTTGGAGCTTTTCCATTTCTTTTTGGCCGATTTCTTTTAACATTCTTGTGTAAAAGTCCGCACCCATTCCTCCTCGATTTATATTGCAAGAGTAACACTGGGG